CAAACACTTACGCTTTTCAGAGCGAGGAATGGTTGAGAGCCTTAGAGGAGCTGATTTATTCAGCCGATCTAAGTGAGGCGACCTACTCAATTGGTAGGGACCTCATGGAAGCTAACTTCGATCTACTAGAAGTTGTCTTCGCAGGTTGTAGCGTCTGGGAGACCTACAGTGACCTGTTTCGGATTACCGAACGTTCTCTTGACCTTACTCAATTACGAGAAGATAAGGTAACTGAGGAACAAGACTTCATCTCGCAGTCTGGTTCCTTTATGGGTGATGGATTGAGTTTCATTCACCTCACATTGACAGTTCAGAGCTGCATGCTTGCTGGACTGCTCAAAGCGCAAGGGTTAGCCGTGAAGGACTTACCTAAGCACTTTCCACCGCCAAAGCGCCCTTACGGTGCCCAGGCTGGAGACGACTTAATCTTGCTTAACGCAAAATATAAGGAGTGCGAGGACATTGACTGGATGTTTAGCCAGTGTGGACTCGAATTCTCTAAGATTCACTCTAAAGGGAATTACGGCACCTTCACAGAGCAATACTGTGGTAGGTTGCCTAAAGACGAAATGGAGGACTTGGAAAAGTCTTGTCCAGATAACGTCTTCGGTGACATTTATTTTACTGATGTCATCAAACCTAGCGCCCTCTCCGGGAAAGCTAAGGTTTCCGACCTCAAGCAAGAGCCCTGCATAGGCCATGCTATTTTGGTCAATAGGTACCTATCCCGGTACCTACCCAAGCACTTGCGGTTTCGCGAGTGGCCTGCGAAAGTCCTACTGTGGTCTAACAACTACAGAGACTTTGTTAAGCTCTCACGGGCTTGGCCATCCTTCCCATCCCAGCTCGGGGGGTTGGATGCAGCAATTGGCAAGGATGCCTCACAGCATCTTGACCAAATTGCTAAGGACTACATACCCTATTGGAATAGGATGTTGAGCCTTGACTATCCAGAGTTTCTATCCTATCAGATAGCTCTGAAGAGTATTTTCCAGAGCCCCCGTAAAGGAGTCCCTTGGGAAAATAACCTGACGGAGATAATGGAGATTATCTCTCGATGCAGAATCCTAACTGTGGAGGAGTTGCCAGCCCCACCAGAAGGAAGAACCTTATCGCGAATAGAGCTACTCGGCTACTATAAGCGAAAGGGCTTCATCTCAGCCTTTGAACTCAATCAAGAGCTAGAGAGAAGATACGCGTTGCAACAGTTCTGGAAAGATCCGTTCGCTAAGCGGAATGTACGAGCTTACCGTCTTAAGGACAGTAATCGGAGACATAAAGAAATTTGGGAAATGATTCGCAAGAATCTGACTCCTCTCGAAGTCCCCAGAGATCTTAACAAATACACACTGAGTCGAATCAGTAGTGAATTTTTTTCCAAAGGTCTAGGATTCTACGTAAGTAGATCCGACCCTGGAATCAAGTCTTTCTTTGGAGTAGATGACTTGTTCTTTGAAACAAGCGAAGACTTGTCAGACGACATCGAATACCTCTAAGTATTCGGTAAGTCTGTACCGGAGTGCGGAACACGTTAGTGTCATTACCTCCAAGTAATTATGCTGATGTGCGCTCGGATCCAGCAATGGCTGAGTGGCCGCCGCGATGTGAGGATGGAAGTCCTCGCGCGTCCGGATTACCCTGAGACACAACAGTCTCATAAAAGCAAATTAATG